TGCAGGTCCATTCCAATGCCGCATCCAACGGCGTGCCGTTTGAAGTCGGCGTTGAGTATTCGCTGTACGCGGCCGAAGTCTACAGCCGGCCACTGCCTGCCAATCCCGCCATTGGCGACACCATCGTGCTCCTGGACCCCTGGGGCCTGTGGAGTCTGGGGCGATTCACCCTGCGGCGCGGCAACGCCGCGCATGTCATCAACGGTGTCAATGAGGACGTGCTGTTCAACGCCAACGCCTGGCGCGTGACGCTGCATTACTCGTGGGGCAACTACTGGACCCTTTCCATTGGGTAATCTATGAAACTGAGCGATCTTGTAAGCACTGGAGGCCTGCTGTTGGTGCACTCCCGATTGATCCTGTCATCGGTCACTATCTATGTGCCCAGCGATGGCATGGCCGTGGTGGCCGGCATGGGCGGCGGTGCGGGCGGGTGCAGGGCCCGCGCCCCGGGGAACTCCGCGCCCTGGGGGGTCAGGGCCTTTGCTGTGAAAGCTGGCGACAACATAGTTTTCGCTATTGGTGCCGGGGGCGCGCCCGTGGGCGTGGCACCGGCAAATGCCGGGGGCCTAACCTCGATTTATCACAATGGCGTCCCCCTCATGACCTGCCAAGGCGGCGATGCTGGCCTGAACAGCACCACAGACCGGGCGCCCGTGGTCGCGCAGGTCACGGGGGCCGATTACTGGATGTGGGGACGACAGCCGCAGCAAAGCCCGGGCGCCAACGCCTACTGCGGTGCGGCTGTGGATCTGGGTTGTGGCACCTACAGCCCAGCGGTAAACGTGGGGGACTGCGCTGTAGACCTCACCCACGGGCAAATGGGAGTGGGCGCCATCCGGGGGTTTTCGTTCTGGCCGTTCGATATCCAGATCAACACAACAGACTGGGGCTCGCCGGGAGTCGGCGCATCGGGCGATGTAGCACCACCTGGAGGCAACTCCGGCCTGTTCGGCGGCGGCAACGGCGCAGTCGCCGCCAGTTATATCTGTGCGCCGGGCAGGGGCGCCTCTGCAGGGAGCGTCAACTCCACCGGGATGGCGCCGCTATACGGTGGCGCGGGCCTGGGCCATCTGCGTCTGTTCAAAAAGGTATAACCATGCCCATCATCGAAATCCTGAACGCGCAAGGCGCAGCAGAAAACACCATCTTGGCCGACGAATCCACCGCCCAGGCCCTGTACCCCGGCCGCTGGCGCCTGGCCGAGCAGCAGGAGCAGCCAGCGCCCGCGCCGCAGATCCGCCGCCGCATCACCCCGCTGGCCTTTCGCCGCCGCTTCACCGCCGCCGAGCGTGCCGCCATCGAATGGGCCGCCGTGGACCGGGCCGATGCGGGCCAGCAGGAGCGCATGCAGGCCGCGCAGCTGCGCAGCAACCTCAAGGACCAGGAGCTGGCCAGCTTCATCGACTTGGACGACCCGGACGTGGCGGCCGGCGTGCAGCTGCTGGAAACCGTGGGCCTGATCGCAGACGGCCGCGCACTGCAGATCACGGACACGCCACCGCGCCCTGACGAGCTGCCGGCCTGACCTGGCCGCGCCACCCGCACCACCACTGCAAGCCCGCCACTCGGCGGGCTTTGTCTTTGGGGTAGCACCGGCTCGCACCGGCCCTATCGCTGGCCGCCTACGCGCGGGCGGGGGAACATGCAGACACACACCGCACACCCACCGAACACCTGCAGGAGCCCATCACCATGTCACTCGCCGGCTACCACCACGGCGTGCGCGTCTCGGAAGTCAACACCGGGACCACCACGCTGCGCATCGTCTCCACGGCCGTCATCGGCCTGGTGGCCACCGGCCCCGGGGCCGACCCCACCAAATTCCCGTTGGATACGCCTGTCCTCTTCACCAACATCGAGAAGGCACTGGACGCGGCCGGCACCACCGGCACCTTGCCCGAGGCCTTGAAGGCCATCAAGGACCAGTCCCGCCCCGTGCTCGTCATCGTCCGCGTGCCCTTGGGCGCAGGTGCCACGCCAGAAGAGGCCGAGGCCGACCAGACCAGCCTGGTCGTTGGCGACAACGTGGGCGGCAAGCGCTCCGGCATTCAGGCCCTGCTCACCGCGCAGCAGCAGCTGGGCGTCAAGCCCCGCATCCTGGGTGCGCCGGGCCTGGACTCCAAGCCCGTGGCCGATGCGCTCACGGCCGCCGCCATCAAGCTGCGCGCCATGGCCTACGTGCAGGGCTACGGCGCAGACGATGTGAGCGAGGCGCTGGCCTATGCAGAGACTTTCGGCGCACGGGAAACCATGGTCATCTGGCCCGACTTCAAGGCCTGGAGCACCACCACAAACGCGGCCACCAACGTGCCGGCCGTGGCCTATGCGCTGGGCCTGCGTGCCCGCATCGACGTGGAGCAGGGTTGGCACAAGACCCTCTCCAACGTGCCGCTCAATGGCCCGGTGGGCATCAGCAAGGACGTGCATTTCGACCTGCAAAGCTCGGAGACGGACGCGAACATTCTCAATGAGGGCAACGTCACCACGCTGATCAACTACCAGGGCTATCGCTTCTGGGGATCGCGCACCTGCAGCACGGACGAACTGTTCCGCTTCGAGTCCGCCACCCGCACCGCCCAGGTGCTGGCCGACACCGTGGCAGAAGGCCATTTCGCATTCATCGACAAGCCCCTGCACCCCAGCCTGGTGAAAGACATCATCGAAGGCATCAACGCCAAGTTCCGCGAACTCAAGGCCCTGGGCTGCATCCTCGACGGCCGCGCCTGGTTTGACGCCGAGGTCAACACCACCGAAGCCCTCAAGGCCGGCAAGCTGGTCATCGACTACGACTACACGCCCGTGCCGCCGCTGGAGGATCTGGGCTTTCGCCAGCGCATCACCGACCGCTATTTCGCCGACTTCGCCATGCGCGTGGGCACCGGCCAATAAGCGCGGCCGCATTCCAGCACACAGGAGATCCACACCATGGGACTGCCCCGCAAACTCAAGAACTTCGCCACCTTCATCGACGGCGAGAACTACATGGGCGAAATGCCCGAAGTCACCCTGCCCACCCTCACCCGCAAGATGGAGGAATACCGGGGTGGCGGCATGAATGGCCCCGTTGATCTGGACATGGGCCAGGACAAGATGGAAGCCGAACTCAAGGCGGCCGGCTACATGAAGGGCCTGATGAAGCAATGGGGCGCCGCCAAACACGATGCCGTGATGCTGCGCTTTGCCGGCGCCCTGCAGACCGATGACAGCGAGGGCGTGCAGGCCGTCGAAGTCGTCATGCGTGGCCGCCTGACCGAGCGCGACCCGGGCAGCTCCAAGGCTGGCGACATGGTGGAGCAGACCTTCAAGTACAGCCTGAGCTACTACAAGGAAGTGCTCGACGGCGAAGTCATCCTCGAAATCGACTTCGTGAACCTGGTCGAGAAGGTCCACGGCGAGGACCGCATGGCCCAGACCCGCACCGCCCTGGGCATCTGACGGCCCGCACCCGCAAACAGTTTTCCTTACCCCTCTCGTCTGTCTCCGGCCGCATGGGAAACGGCCCTTCGCGCCGGCCTGGGCCACTACCTTGGCCGGCGCTTTTTTCATCACAACCAACCACCGAGGCACCTATGGACACCCAAGCCAAGACCACCGACGCCACCAACAGCCCCAAGACCGTGCAGGTCAACGTCACGCTGGAAACACCGATCCCGCGCGGCAGCGGCGTCATCGACGTGGTAACGCTGCGCAAGCCCCTGGCCGGCGCACTGCGCGGCATCAACCTGGCCGAGCTGCTGGCCCTGCGCGCCGAGTCCGTCATGCTGCTGCTGCCGCGCATCACCACCCCCACCCTCACGCGGGAAGACGTGGCGGCCATGGACCCCGTGGACCTGGTGGCCTGCGCTACGGAGGTGGTCAATTTTTTGGTGCCATCCAAGCAGCTGGAGACGGCCAAGGCCAATCAGGCGATGGCTATGGAATCCCTGAGCGTGTAGAGGACGCCATGGCCGACGTGGCCGCCATCTTCCACTGGCGGCCCGCCGACATGGACCCCATGGACCTGGCCGAGCTGATGCACTGGCGCGCCCTGGCTGCAGACCGCTATCAACAGATGAACAAGCATGGATAAGCTCAAGCTGCAGGTGCTGCTGGACCTGGCCGACCGGGTTTCGGCCCCGCTCAAGCGCATAGGCGCGGGCGCCCGTGCGCTGAACACGGATGTGAGCAGCACCCAGGACGTGCTGCGCAAGCTCCAGCAGCAGCAGGCCGCCGTGGGCAAGGCCAACGCCATGCAGGCCAGCCTGCGCGAAACGCAGGCCAAACTGCAGGCCGCGCGCACGGCCAAGGCTGCGCTGGTGGCGGAAATGCTCAAGGGCGGCGAGGCGGCCAAGGCCGCAGGCGGGCAGTACCGCGCCGCTGGCGACGCAGCGCAAAAGCTCGCGGCCACCTATCAGCGGCAGATTGACCAGACCAAACGCCTGCGCGCCGGCCTGGCTGAAATGGGCATTACCAATGCGGCCCAGGCAGAAGGCAAGCTGCGCGAGGCCATCGACCGCACCACCAAGGCCCTGGAGCGCCAACGCAAGGCGCAGGAGCTGACCAACAAGCACCGCGCGGCCGTGGACGCCAACAAGGCCGCCCGGGGCGATGCGCGTGGCGCCCTGTTTGACGGCGCCGCCATGGCCGCATCCCTGGCCGCGCCCTTGAAGATGGCCGTTGACTTCGAGTCGTCCATGGCCGATGTGGACAAGGTCATGGACCTGGACAAAAGCGGCCTGGAGCGCATGTCCCAAAGCGCCATTGACCTGTCCAAGCGCCTG